TCATTGCTTCCAATACTTTTGAACCCGGATATTCATTGGCACACAAACATTTTCATAGATAGGGCCGCTAACAGTCATGACTATATAAATACCATCAAGACCATCAATATTAAGCGAGAGTCTATCTCCGGCTCTAACCTCACGCTCTAGTTCAATATCTTCTACTCGTCCAGTATCATCGAAAGTCACTGAATACATCATTTCAAATTTCCATCTAAGTGCATGAGGTGTCTAACGAAAATACCATAAAGAGAATTTGATTACATTGAACTTTTTCAGTGCTTACTTGGCTTATCTGAAGCCTTAATCATTGCCGCCCAGTGCGCTACCTGCTTGCATCCATTCAGCGCCTAATATGTAAAACTATTGCAATCTAGCCTGACGCAAATGTGGCAATACCCTGCTCCACTTATTATCCTGCCAAGGCTGGAATTTTACATGTGCCGTTTTTCTGGCAAGGATTTCGCGCGCCTTATGTAGTATCTGGGGATATTCTTGCTCGATAGAAGTAAAGCGACCGGCTTCGCGGTGTTCCGCAACCTGAAGAAGTGGAGTAACGTTCTGGCAGGCGGTTAACATCGTATCACTTGCTCGCCATAACCAAGCAAGTGTGCAAAGTTCGTTATCAGTGAATTGTTTTGTGATCGGGGATTGTTGAACTTCTCGATCGAGAATATCCAGAACCCAGCGGCGGAACTCTTTGGCTACAGGAGTTCGTGCAAACATGGCGATCAAATGGGCTCCGCGAAGGCTAAATACTCGAGACTCCTGCATTCCACGAGGGGTGGTCACTTTGACCACCCTTGTCATCATATCTGTAAATTCATCTGAGTGACGAGAGTAAATGCGCTGAACTGCTTTATCGTCCGCATATTCCAGAGCTAAACCAACTTCAGTGGCAGTAAGCCAAATTCTGTTATTGTGGCAAATTGGGGTAAACGTCGTTTTGTGGAATGCTAATTGAGTAGTCATAGTATCACCTCATCAGGTTAACCATCACCACCAACGACGCCAATCGACTGGTGGTGAACTGTGCAAGGTTGGCGTAACCGGCTACTCAAACCCGGCGCTCCCGAAGAAGCCCTCACACAGCCCACCATAATTTGGGCGTAGCCGTGCTTAGCGCATAAAAAAACCGCTTAACGCGGTATGCGTTGAGTAGTATTCCGGGACGCCAATCCCGTGTGCCGATTTTGCGGCAACGCACAGAATATAGCGCCGGATAAATAATGTCGTCAACCCTTGCAAATGGGTGGCGCGATGATCACTACTACCACTATAACCGCTCCAACTGTTGCAACTACTTTAGGCCAAGACATCAAGATTTCCATATCACCTTTAGCTGCGAAACGAACAGAGGTTCCCATCTCTATACTGCCGAGGCCAAACACCGAATATAAAAAACCGCAGGTGCATTTCTGCATCTATGACGGGAGAAGATAGTTTGGATTGTGTGGGCTCATAAACTCCCCGTTTGGTGCAGTAGTCACCGTAGTTGTTCATATTCTGATGACATGATAATTTCCTATTGAATAGAAAAATTAACACTACTCATTCTTATGACTAGAAAAAGCAATCATGCTAATAATCATTGTTGTTCCAGTTCCAAATGCAGCGAAATAATCACTAATATTTTTTCTACCGGTTTCGACTTTGATGCTATATTCTGCTAACACCTAACTAACACTACGTTTCACACAGCAATTACATGGAAATAACATGACTATCAAAGCGACTGACATAGAGATTCTTCATCGTTATGCTGAAGGGGTAATGGAACGTTCTAACCATCATGCAAAAAATGTTGGTGCAGCCGCTCTTACATTGCTAGGAGGTGTTATCTGGAAAGCCCTGCCCGGCTCAATCGAGATAAGAACGTATAACGGAAGTCTTGCAAATATGGTGTGGTGGCAAAGCGAAAGAACATTAAAAAATTATGCAATCTCATACAACCATAATTCATGTGAAATTGAAATGAGAGATGAATCAGTCAAAGGTGCTGTATTATTTAGCATTTCCAACGAAACCACTCCAGAAAAAATATTATCACAGCTTTCTGAGCTTTAATTAAAGGCGGTGCTAACACCGCCCATACCATTACTCCACATCTTACGCAACTTGATAATTATGCTCTATTAAATACCCACAATATTTCATCAATGCATGGGTCAGCTATAAAATGTTTACCGTGGTAATTCCTGTTTTCGCAACATCTCAAAAGAACAATAAACACTGTATTTCTTCAAGTAACGAAGAATCTTTCTTTGCCCGTCATACACTTGCTCCTTTCAGCCCAAACTTAGCTTTGATTTCTGCGATCTTCGCCAGAGCCTGTGCACGATTTAGAGGTCTACCGCCCATGACAGGAAGTTGTTTTACTGGTTCAGGTATCGCCTCACCACGGTTAATTCGCGCGGTCATACAGGTCAGCTCATCGGCAGCTTTACGCCGTAATTCCGCGTCAGTCAGCGCATTGGCCCGCATGTTCTGGTACAGGTTGGTAACCAACCAGTAGTGCACGTTTGATTTCCATGGATAAGACTCTGCGTCCGGATACAGGCCACGCTTCCGGCAATACTCGTAAACCATATCAACCAGCTCGCTAGCGTTTGGCAGCCCGGCGGTAACGGATGCTTCTTCCCGGCACCAGGCAACAAACTGCCCGGGTGATGGCAGGAATGGTCGATTCTGCCGACGGGCTACGCGCATTCCAGCGTTAACCTGTTCCATCGTGGTGATCCCATTTTCCCGGAAAGCCAGAACCCACTGGCGGCGGATTTCGTTCAGTTCGTTCTGGTCCCGGTTAGCCAGGCTCGCCGGGAAAGTTGCCAGTAACTGGCTGAACACACCATTGATAATCTGCGCTACCTGCTGTACCTGCGGTTTTTCGTCGTACTGTTCCGGCATGTTATTGGCGATCCGGCACATCTGCTCACGGTCAAAGTTAACCATCTGTGCGGCGATGTTTTTCATAAATCCACCCCATAAATCCAGTCAGTGTTCGTCAGGTCGAGTTTTGGTTTGCCGGCTGTCACGCCAGCCTGTTGCTTGTTTCGGTTGATTTCGAGCTGGGTCCACTTGTCGCGGAGTTTGGCCGGACTCAGCACGTTACCGGACCAGAAGTTGTCCTGGCATGCCCAGCGGAACAGCACGCACATGTCGCGGTGGTTACGTCCGTCACGTTCACGCATCAGGCGGATATCGTTAGCCCACCCTGCAAAATTCGGTTTTCTGGCTGAGGGCGCGATGGTCTTCACCATGTCAAACATCCACTCTGCGGCGGTCAGGTCTTCTGCTGTCCCCCACCTGCTGCCGCTCTGAATTGCAGCATCTGGTTTCTCCACAGGAAGATCGTTTTCTGGTTGGTCAGAGGATTCGCCAGAATTCTCGGACGAAAAAGGTTTTATATTGTCTTTTGTTAGTTTGTCTTTTGTGTTTACCTGATTCGGGTAAGTGCCTTTACCTGATTTGGGTAAACTTTTCTTACCTGATTCAGGTAAATTTACCTCTTTCAGGTAAACTTTATTTTTCTTACCTGATTCGGGTAATGTTGACCATTCACTGACCACATTATTAATGCCGATATTCCGCCCGCTCTGAATAAAAATCCCACGCTTTACCAGAACACTTTTTGCAGCAGAACACTTGTGCGGCAATATCCCGGTCAACTCGGAAAGTTGCTCGTTGCTCACCCAATCCAGTTTTTTATTAAAGCCATATGTTTTGCGCATGACAGCCAGGAAGACCAGAAGCTGGTGCTGTGTTAATCCGGCCAGCATCACAGCTTCCAGCAACTCATTTGCAATGCGCGTATAACCATCATCGAGATCTGCCACACGCGGCTCCTTTTGTGCCACATCCGGCACTGGAAAATTGAATATCTCAGCAGTGTTTGCCATAATTCCTCCCGCAATGAGTGTGTTACGATTTGCACCTGAAAGTCGGTTCTGTTCGCGCAGACCGGCTTTCGCCATTTCCGAACCTGTCATATTGCCCCCAGCATGGTGGTGACCATCGCCATCAGTGGACCAGCCAAATCCGGGTCCACACGAAACATCGACACAATGCCTTCACTCATCTCCTTCAGTTTCTGGTGGCGTGGTGCGTTGAGAATGACAGCCTGTTTTGCCTCACTGAGTTCCTTTTCCATTTCAGCCAGCCGAGCCATGTAGCTATCCTGCTCAACCAGGTGGCCGCGATATTCCAGCGGTAGTACCGCCAGAATTGCCGGGGTCAGTTCACGCACGTTATTTCGGTATTTTTCAGAATCGAATTTGTTATCGAGGAAGCGGAACAGCTTCTGGCGTGCACGGCTGACATCATCAGGGAAATCGATGGTGCCGCCGCCCTGCTCCCGATACTCATTCACAATGAGTGCGGCAACAACATCCTGATTATCTGCAGCCGACCAGGCGCGAACGGCATCACGGATTTTTTCGTGGCCTGGCGCCTGTTTTGTTTGAGAACGATTTATCACCGCAGTCGGGCTAAATCCGCTAGTCTGTTGGTATGTAAGTGGTTGCATAGTCATTGCCTTATCAGTTAACGCCGCAGTTTAGGCGGCAGAATTACTCGCGTTAAACAATGGTGCGAGGTCGGGACGAATATCTGCTGGTTTAATCTTTCCACCAGTGGCTGAGACAATTTTCATTACATAGCGGGCATCAATTCCGCCACCGTGTAGCCAACGCCAAACTGTGGGTTGGGCTACACCGCATAGATCTGCCAGTCGTTTTTGACTACCTGTAATACTGATTGCGAGTTGAATGGTTTGATTTGTCATTATCAATTCCTATTGGTATTGCAATGAATGAATAATAGCAATGCGTATTAACCCAAGCAATAGCAAAACGTGTTTTGACCATCAATACGCAAGCGTATAAATTAAAACTTATGAAAAAAGAAACTCTTGCTGATCGCTTAAACCTAGCGATGGAACAATCTGGAATGTCTCAAGGCGCTCTTGCAAAGGCGTCTGGCGTAGCTCAACCCACAATCTGGAGACTGACAAGCGGCAACGCGCGCGGCTCAACAAAAATTGTTGAAATAGCTAATGCATTGGGTGTTCGAACAGAATGGCTCTCATCAGGCATAGGCCCGATGAGAAATGACGGTCAACAATCAGGGAAGCCTGCTGTCAGCCATTCAAAATACTTCAAGATTGACGTTCTTGATATAGAAGTCAGTGCCGGGCCGGGTGTAATCAACCGTGAGTTTGTAGAAGTTCTACGCTCGGTTGAGTACTCGTTTGACGATGCTCGTCACATGTTCGATGGCAGGAAGGCGGAAAATATCCGCATCATTAACGTGCGTGGTGACAGCATGTCAGGAACGATCGAGCCAGGTGATCTGCTGTTCGTTGATATCACAGTTAAATCTTTCGACGGTGATGGTATCTATGCGTTTCTGTACGACGACACAGCCCATGTAAAGCGCCTGCAAATGATGAAGGATAAGCTGCTGGTCATCTCTGATAACAAAAGCTACTCACCGTGGGACCCGATCGAGAAAGACGAGATGAACCGGGTGTTCATCTTCGGTAAGGTTATTGGGAGCATGCCGCAGACATACAGGAAGCATGGGTAAAGCGTCTTCATGGGACCAAAGCTGACAAAAAAGCTGTAACATGTGATTAAAGCGATCTTTGGAGACACACTTTGCTTGTCCTGGTACAGTTGCTTTCATGTGACAAAGAGAACATAATTTGTACAGTCAGTTCTCTATGGAAAATCATCATGTTCAAGAAAATTTTGAAGAAAGTGAAATCAGAGACGCCTTCACATGGTGTGGATGAACTCATTCAACTTTTCGATGAGATAGATGAAAAGCAAAAAAGAATTCGCGAGGAAAAAGAAAAATTTAGAGAGGATTGGCAAAATGGAGCTCGAACAACAAAGCACAGATTCACTATTTGATTTTCTTTACATAGACCGTGTACGCGTTAGCTCCCTCACAGCCCAGCTTCACAATGCTGGTGTAGTGACGAGCGTAAAACAAACTACTTCTGACACAGATAAATCTAATAAATCCGTTGAATTAAGCGTCAAGATTCTTAAAGGAAAAGTGGGGACTGACGACACCTTAACACATTCGCAAGAGAAAACTTTCGACGCTTCATGGTCATTACCAATTAATTTTCTCGATAAATTAGATGAAGCAGGAATGATTAAAACTGGACTTAATGGTGAGAATCTTGGTTCAGTTGTTCATTCTGTTGGAAAAATGCGCATTTTTGATGTGTCAACTATTCAGAAAATTATGCCTATTTTTGGTGAGATAGCCCAAGCACAATTAAACACGGTCAACCTTCCCCCAAAAGCCAAAGCGAAGCTTAAAGGGAAACTCACCCCAGATGAAATTGAGATATCTCCAGGGCTTACCATTGGTGTAGTTAAGAAACTCATTAATATCGTTCCCAACATCCTCCAGGTTGATTTTATTGATGAGAATGGCAACCTGATGTGGATGTCTATTGATAAAGAATATTTAACAATTAATCCTGATGACTTAGCCTTAAAATATGGTGGCACCATACCGGGTACCTGGCATGTCATTGGATTGATTGATGCCTTGCCAGATTCTGTACAAGATCAGAATATCAATAACCCTGATTTCCCTGAACACGATCTCAAGTCAGGATTACAATCCTTCCTGGATATGGTCAAGGTACAAGCTGGTAGAGGAAGTGATTCGTATGGGATGACACCACTTCTCATCTTTAGAACAGTAGGCTGATATTCTATTTACCTAACACACTATAAAAAGCCCCCGGCCACCGTGCCGGGTTTTCTTTTGCCCTCCCCTCATCACACACACCGTTAAAAAAACCACCATAACCTCGCTTCAGTTATCGCTATGCGATTCAAGTCACAAAATTAATTCTTTTTGCTATCAAACATTTAATATCAAAACACATCAACTAATAGCAATAAGTATTGATATCACCAATAGCAATAGCTATTATCACCATATCGCAACAACACAACGATACGGCAACCACCTGATTCACCGTTGCGATGACCGCTTAGATCCGCAGCTTGAATTTCAGCAGGCTTCGGGGAGTGCGAGGGATGAAACGGACGCGTGAACGTCGGTGTGACCAGCTGAAATCAACTCAACATTTCATACCTTAGTCGCTTCAACGAGGCGGCTTAGTTATGACAACCGGCGGCCATCCACCGCCTGAATACGCGCAGAAGTCTTTATATGTTCAGCAGCCCAGCTTACGGGCAGGAGTTTTTATGGTTCATCAACATTACGGAACGCAGACCGTTAATCGCGGTGCGGTCATGCCAGGAATGCTGGTCAAACGCAAAGATGGTACCTGGACTGCATCAGCTAATTTACGCGGACGACTTTATCTGCATCGCGGCATTGAGCGCACTTATACCCGTGACTTGCTCGTGGAAGTTTTTCTCGACGGACGCGGCAACGGCCTGAATCGCTAATCCCCTTTCCTGTTTTCCTAATCAGCCTGGCATTTCGCGGGCGATATTTTCACAGCCATTTTCAGGAGTTCAGCCATGAACGCTTATTACATTCAGGATCGTCTTGAGGCTCAGAGCTGGGCGCGTTACTACCAGCAGATCGCCCGTGAAGAGAAAGAGGCAGAACTGGCAGACGACATGGAAAAAGGCCTGCCCCAGCACCTGTTTGAATCGCTATGCATCGATCATTTGCAACGCCACGGGGCCAGCAAAAAAGCCATTACCCGTGCGTTTGATGACGATGTTGAGTTTCAGGAGCGCATGGCAGAACACATCCGGTACATGGTTGAAACCATTGCTCACCACCAGGTTGATATTGATTCAGAGGTATAAAACGGATGAGTACAGCACTCGCAACGCTGGCTGGGAAGCTGGCTGAACGTGTCGGCATGGATTCTGTCGACCCACAGGAACTGATCACCACTCTTCGCCAGACGGCATTTAAAGGTGATGCCAGCGATGCGCAGTTCATCGCATTGTTGATCGTCGCCAACCAGTACGGCCTTAATCCGTGGACGAAAGAAATTTACGCCTTCCCTGACAAGCAGAACGGCATCGTTCCGGTGGTGGGCGTTGATGGCTGGTCCCGTATCATCAATGAAAACCAGCAGTTTGATGGCATGGACTTTGAGCAGGACAATGAATCATGTACATGCCGGATTTACCGCAAGGACCGTAATCATCCGATCTGCGTTACCGAGTGGATGGATGAATGCCGCCGCGAACCATTCAAAACCCGCGAAGGCAGAGAAATCACGGGGCCGTGGCAGTCGCATCCCAAACGGATGTTACGGCATAAAGCCATGATTCAGTGTGCCCGTCTCGCCTTCGGATTTGCTGGTATCTATGACAAGGATGAAGCCGAGCGCATTGTCGAAAATACCGCATACACTGCAGAACGTCAGCCGGAACGCGACATCACTCCGGTTAACGATGAAACCATGCAGGAGATTAACACTCTGCTGATCGCCCTGGATAAAACATGGGATGACGACTTATTGCCGCTCTGTTCCCAGATATTTCGCCGCGACATTCGCGCATCGTCAGAACTGACACAGGCCGAAGCAGTGAAAGCTCTTGGATTCCTGAAACAGAAAGCCACTGAGCAGAAGGTGGCAGCATGACACCGGACATTATCCTGCAGCGTACCGGGATCGACGTGAGAGCTGTCGAACAGGGGGATGATGCATGGCACAAATTACGGCTCGGCGTCATCACCGCTTCAGAAGTTCACAACGTGATAGCAAAGCCCCGCTCAGGAAAGAAGTGGCCTGACATGAAAATGTCCTACTTCCACACCCTGCTGGCTGAGGTTTGCACCGGTGTGGCTCCGGAAGTTAATGCTAAGGCGCTGGCCTGGGGAAAACAGTACGAGAACGACGCCAGAACCCTGTTTGAATTCACTTCCGGCGTGAATATTACTGAATCCCCGATCATCTATCGCGACGAAAATATGCGCACCGCCTGCTCTCCCGATGGTTTATGCAGTGACGGCAACGGCCTTGAACTGAAATGCCCGTTTACCTCCCGGGATTTCATGAAATTCCGGCTCGGTGGTTTCGAGGCAATAAAATCGGCTTACATGGCCCAGGTGCAGTACAGCATGTGGGTGACGCGAAAAGATGCCTGGTACTTTGCCAACTATGACCCGCGCATGAAGCGTGAAGGCCTGCATTATGTCGTGATTGAGCGGAATGAAAAGTACATGGCGAGTTTTGACGAGATGGTGCCGGAGTTCATCGAAAAAATGGACGAGGCACTGGCTGAAATTGGTTTTGTATTTGGGGAGCAATGGCGATGACGCATCCTCACGATAATATCCGGGTAGGCGCGATCACTTTCGTCTACTCCGTTACAAAGCGAGGCTGGGTATTTCCCGGCCTTTCTGTTATCCAAAATCCACTGAAAGCCCAGCGGCTGGCTGAGGAGATAAATAATAAACGAGGGGCTGTATGCACAAAGCATCTCCCGTTGAGTTAAAAACGAGTATCGAGATGGCACATAGCCTCGCTCAAATTGGAGTCAGGTTTGTGCCAATACCAGTAGAAACAGACGAAGAATTTCACACGTTAGCCGCATCCCTTTCACAAAAGCTGGAAATGATGGTGGCGAAAGCAGAAGCAGATGAGAGAGACCAGGTATGACAACCACTGAATGCATTTTTCTGGCAGCGGGCTTCATATTCTGTGTGCTTATGCTTGCCGACATGGGACTTGTTCAATGACACCTCAGCAGGAAAACGCCCTTCGCAGCATTGCCCGTCAGGCTAATTCTGAAATCAAAAAAGCCAGACAGCAGTTTCCGGATAAAAACGTCGATGACATTTGCCGTAGCGTACTGAAGAAGCACCGCGAAACGGTAACGCTGATGGGATTCACACCGACTCATTTAAGTCTGGCGATCGGCATGTTAAACGGCGTCTTTAAGGAGCGATGAACATGAAAAGCAAAATCATCAGGGAGCTACAGGCTCCTTTTTTATTGTTCGCATTCACCCTCAAGCGTATTAACCAACAATTCAGGGATTAATGAAAGATGGCAGACATCATTGATTCAGCATCAGAAATCGAAGAATTACAGCGCAATACAGCAATAAAAATGCGTCGTCTGAACCACCAGGCTATATCTGCCACTCATTGTTGTGAGTGTGGCGATCCCATAGATAAGCGAAGACGCCTGGCCGTTCAGGGTTGTCGGACTTGTGCAAGTTGCCAGGAGGAGATCGAACTTAAGAACAAACAATGGGGATTGTGATGACCTCAAAGGAGCAAATTTCAACATCGTCCTACTGAGGTGTAAAAATGTTCAGAATCATTTTGCCTAACACCTGGTACGTCGACCACCACGGCACTCCCTGCAAAATCCTGCGTTCTACCCACAACAAAGTTCACTACATCCGAAAAGGCAGAACATGTATCGCCAGCATGTTCCGCTTTAATCATGACTTTGAACCTGTGAATAAAGCTGATGCAGATCGGATAGCAGAAGAGATCGAAACGGCAGAACACATTAAGAAGTTACGTGACATGCGTTCAAAAAGCAGAGGTAACCATGGAATCATACAGCCTCACACTCGATGAGGCCTGTCAGTTTCTCAAGATATCCAGACCTACCGCTACCAACTGGATACGAACAGGCCGCCTACAGGCAACACGCAAAGACCCCACTAAACCAAAATCTCCTTACCTCACAACGCGACAAGCCTGCATTGCGGCACTTCAGTCTCCGCTGCATACTATCAAGGTGAGCGCGGGTGATGGCATAACAGAGGAAAGAAAATGTCACTCTTCCGCAGAAGTGAAATATGGTACGCCAGTTTCACATTACCGAACGGTAAAAGATTTAAACAGTCTCTTGGAACAAAGGACAAAAGGCAGGCGACAGAGCTCCATGACAAGCTAAAGGCTGAAGCATGGCGGGTCAGCAAACTTGGTGAAATACCTGATATGACGTTCGAGGAAGCGTGTGTCAGGTGGCTTGAAGAGAAAGCACATAAAAAATCACTGGACGATGACAAAAGCCGGATCGGATTCTGGCTTCAACATTTCGCAGGGATGCAATTAAGAGACATTACTGAATCAAAAATTTATTCAGCAATTCAGAAAATGACGAACCGGCGTCATGAGGAAAACTGGAAACTCAGGGCAGAAGCATGCAGAAAAAAAGGGAAACCTGTTCCAGAATACACGCCAAAACCAGCGTCCGTTGCAACGAAGGCTACGCATCTTTCATTTATAAAGGCCCTACTAAGAGCCGCAGAGCGTGAATGGAAAATGCTGGATAAGGCACCAATTATTAAAGTGCCTCAACCAAAGAATAAACGGATCCGCTGGCTGGAGCCCCATGAAGCACAAAGGCTGATTGATGAATGTCCGGAGCCATTAAAGTCTGTTGTTGAATTTGCACTGGCAACAGGCTTAAGACGCTCGAACATCATCAACCTTGAATGGCAACAAATAGATATGCAGCGCCGGGTGGCATGGATAAACCCGGAAGAGAGTAAATCAAACCGCGCAATTGGCGTTGCGCTGAATGATACTGCATGTCGCGTATTGAAAAAACAAATCGGGAATCATCACCGTTGGGTATTTGTGTACAAGGAAAGCTGTACCAAACCAGACGGAACGAAAGCGCCAACAGTAAGGAAGATGCGGTATGACGCAAACACAGCCTGGAAAGCGGCGCTGAGACGGGCTGGTATTGATGATTTCAGATTTCACGACTTGAGACACACCTGGGCAAGTTGGCTGGTTCAAGCCGGAGTCCCATTGTCAGTGTTACAGGAAATGGGAGGCTGGGAGTCTATCGAAATGGTTCGTCGATATGCTCACCTTGCACCTAATCACCTTACCGAACACGCACGGCAAATAGACTCGATCCTGAACCCATCGGTCCCAAATTTGTCCCAGTCAAAAAATAAGGAAGGTACTAATGATGTGTAACTTATTGATTTTAATGGTGCCGATAATAGGAGTCGAACCTACGACCTTCGCATTACGAATGCGCTGCTCTACCAACTGAGCTATATCGGCCCTGAAAGGACATGTTCACGAACGTGAATCACGGTGGACAAGGTTAAAACTAACCGGGCGATGCGTCAATGGCCTTGTGAATCAAATGGCTACTTTTGCATCACCCGGTTTTATTTACGCACGAATGGTGTAATCACCAATGCCGATCCACTTGTAAGTGGTCAGTGCTTCCAGCCCCATTGGGCCACGCGCGTGGAGTTTTTGTGTGCTTACCGCCACTTCCGCACCCAGACCAAACTGGCCGCCGTCGGTAAAACGCGTAGAGGCGTTAACGTAAACAGCGGACGAATCCACTTCGTTAACAAAACGCTGGGTGTTGCGCATATCGCGGGTCAGGATCGCATCGGAGTGTTGTGTGCCGTGTTCACGAATATGGGCGATGGCATCGTCAAGATCGCTGACGATTTTGACGTTCAAATCTAATGACAGAAACTCATCGTCATACTCTTCGGCTTTAACAGCAACCACCTTCGCAGGGCCTGCCTGCAACTGCGCCAGTGCAGCTGCATCTGCGTGTAATGTCACGCCGCTTTCCGCCATTTGTTTGCTTAATGCGGGCAGGAAGCTATCGGCGATGTTTTTATTCACCAGCAACGTTTCAACCGTATTACATGTGCTCGGACGCTGAGTTTTCGCGTTGACGATCACTTTTAATGCTTCAGCGATCTCTACACTTTCATCAACGTAAATATGGCATACGCCTATACCACCTGTGATCACCGGGATTGTCGACTGTTCACGGCACAGTTTATGCAAACCAGCGCCACCACGCGGGATCAGCATGTCGATGTATTTATCCATACGCAGCATTTCACTGACCAGCGCACGGTCAGGATTATCAATCGCCTGCACGGCACCCGCCGGTAAGCCGCAGGATTTCAGGGCGTCCTGAATCACCGCCACCGTTGCAGCGTTAGTGCGACACGTTTCTTTGCCACCGCGCAGGATCACCGCATTACCGGTTTTCAGGCACAGCGAAGCGACATCAACCGTCACGTTCGGGCGCGCTTCATAAATCACGCCAATAACCCCCAGCGGTACGCGACGACGCTCAAGACGCAGGCCGCTGTCCAGTACGCCGCCATCGATTACCTGCCCCACCGGATCGGCGAGGTTGCACACCTGACGTACATCGTCGGCAATGCCTTTCAGCCGTGCGGGCGTCAGTGCCAGACGGTCAAGCATCGCTTCGCTAAGGCCATTGGCTCGCGCGTCAGCAACATCCTGGGCGTTAGCGTTGAGGATGATTTCGCTTTGTGCTTCCAGTTCATCGGCGATTTTTTCCAGCACGCGATTTTTTTCGCGGCTGGAGAGTTGCGCTAATTTATACGAGGCTTGCTTCGCGGCAATGCCCATTTGTTCCAGCAT